TATCAAAACAAGATAACCTTCTTTGAATATATTATGATGTGTATTTGTACCAATGGAAACTCTTATGTTCAAATAGTGAGGGATAATAATGGAAATCCTGTAGAGCTTATTCCTTTGAATCCTGAAAAAGTTGATGTAGTTATCAATGACGGACAACTATTTTATCAATTAAAAAATAGTGGGATATTAGATTCTGCTGATCTTTTACATTTTAAGACATTAACAAATGATGGAATAATTGGAATAAGTCCAATAGATCAATGTGCTAAGGCATTAAATTGGGGATTAAACTTAGAGCAATTTGGGAATACATTTTTTAAGAATGGAGCAAAACCAAGCTCAGTTCTTTCTACGGATAGAGCATTAAGTGAAACAGCAATTGAAAGATTAAAGCATTCATTTAATAGTGCCTATAGTAAACTATCAAACAGTAATTCTACAATCATATTAGAAGAAGGATTGACTTTTAAACCAATAAGCATCACACCCGAACAGGCACAGTTCTTACTATCAAGACAATTTTCTATTGAAGAAACTGCTCGTATCTTTAATGTACCTCCTCATATGCTTAAAGATTTAACAAAATCAAGTTTCAATAATATAGAAATGCAAAGCCAAGAGTTTGTTACTTATACTCTGATACCGTATATTACAAGAATTGAAAGTGAAATGAATGCAAAATTATTCAGAACAAACGAAATAGGAAACACATTTATTGAATTTAATGTTAATGGATTGCTAAGGGGTGATGTAAAAAGTAGAAATGAAGCTTACAAAACTGCAATCACAAATGGATATATGTCAATAAATGAAGTAAGACAAAAAGAAAATTTAAACTCTATTGAGGGTGGTGATAAACATTTTATGCAAATGAACATGACTACAATAGAAAAAATTGGAGAAGATGCCACTACCGACTCCTGACATATATGAAGGCAAAGAAGATTTCATTGACAGATGCATGGTTGATGAGATAATGGTAGAGGACTTTGAAGATGATAAACAAAGATTGGCTGTTTGCAATGCTCAATTTGAGGATAAAAAAAATATAAACATTTGGGACAAAAAATTTGATAATAGTATGGAAAAAAGAATATTTAATATAGAAACAAGAGCAGAAGAAAATGAAGAGGGAAGAAAAGTAATAATGGGACATGCCTCTATGTATAATAAAAGAAGTGAAAACTTAGGTGGATTTTATGAGTATATTGAAGCAGGAGCTTTTACTCCTGAGCTGATAGATAGCTCGGACATTAGAGCATTAATCAATCATGATCAGAATTTAATATTAGCAAGAAATACAAGTGGCACACTTAGATTACAAGCTGATGATAAAGGGTTGCGATATGAATTTGATGTACCTGAAACTTCTTATGGAAAAGATTTAGTGGTATCAATGGAGAGAGGAGACATTACACAAAGCTCCTTTGCTTTTACAGTTGAGGAAGATGATTGGAGTACAGATAATGATGGTAATAATATTAGAACAATCAAGAAAATTAAAAGATTGTATGATGTGAGTCCTGTAACCTATCCAGCTTATCCTGATGCTAATGATTTAATTATAGCACAAAGAGGATTGCAAAGTTATAAGGATAAAGTAAAAAAAGAAAATGAAGAAAAAGATTTGGTGAAGCGTTCTCTTGTTTCATTAAAGATTGAATTAAAAAAGAGAAAATAATTAATTATAAATTTAAAAAAATGAAAAATAGTATTGAATTGAAAGAAATGCGTTCAGATATTATTGCTCAATTAGAAAACATCAAAGATGTTGCTTCTACTGAGGAAAGAGATTTAACGCAAGATGAAAATAACCAAGTTGATGGTTTATTAACTGAGGTTGATAATTTAGACTCTAAAATAGAAAGAGCTGAAAAATTAGAAAACATAAAAAGAAATGCTGCTGTAGTTTCAGGAGTAACTGCTAAGAAAGAGGACAAAACTCTTGACAAGTTTACTTTTCAGGGAGCTGCAAGAGCTGCTTATACAGGTAAACTTGAAGGACTTTACAAAGAACTACATCAAGAAGCTATTAATGAAAGCAGATATACAGGAACTACTATAAAAGGTGTGGGGATTCCTTCGGCTGTTTTAACAAGAGCAAACACAGATACTGCTGATGTAAATGGAGTTGATGTAATGAGTTTTACAGATCAGTTAGAAGAAAATCTAGTGCTTGCTTCTGCTGGAGCTAACTTTTACTCAGGAATAAATAATATGAAGTTTCCTGTATTTTCAGGTATAGATTCTACATGGGTAAATGAGGCTGGATCATCAGGTACGGTAAACACAAACGGTACAACTGATGCAGTTACTTTAACTCCTAAGAAACTTATATCTGTTGTAAATATGAGCCAAGAGTCAATGGTGCAGAGTCCTTCATTAGAGGCTGCTCTACAAAGAAACATGGCTAAAAATATGGCTTCTACATTAGAAACTGCTTTATTAAATACTGCTGATGTAACTAATGCTCCAGCTTCTGTATTTGCTGATGCTGCTGCTGGATCAACTGCTGCTTTTAGTGGAGCTACTGCTTTAACTTTAGAAACTACGGTATTAGGTAATGGAGTTCAATTAGAAGGAGCAAGAATGGCTTATTTAATGGACACAGATGCTTATGCTGCTATTAAAGATGCTGCAATGGTATCTAACGTTTCTGCTGCTTATGATATGAGAGATAAAACAGTAAACGGTTACTTTGCATTTGTTTCAGGAGCTGTTGCATCTTCAGGCTCTGCTGGAAAAGAGCATGTATTATTCGGAGATTTCAGTAAGCTACATATTGCTCAGTTTGGTGGTTTAGATGTATTGTTTGATCCTTATACAAATTCTGCGACAGGAGTTCCTCGCCTCGTAGTTACTGGACTTTTCGATGGTGATGCAGTACAAAACTCTACAGCATTTGCTAACTTAATTGAAGCTTAATAATCAATTTTAATAATTATAAAAGGAGTGGTAGTAATTACTACTGCTCCTTTTTTTAAACACTAAAAGAATGAAAGGTTATAGAGGCTATAAAATAGACACAGATACATCTACAGCTTTATTAACAACTGCCGAAACTAAAACATTTTTAAAAGTTGATGTGAGTGATGATGATACTTTGATTGATAATTTAATCACAGCAGCAACTTTGTCTTGTGAAGAATATACCAATAGATTCTTTATGCAAAGAACATTATTACAATATTCTCCAAATTGGAAAGGAATAAAAAACCTATTTAAGTCTCCTGTTGGATCAGTTACTCATATTAAATACTATGATAATTCGGACAGTTTGCAAACTCTTTCAACTGATATCTATTCTCTGAATAATGTATTAATGCCTTCAAAAATAGAATTA